CCCGGCATGCCGGGCTGCGGCCCCTGGCCCTTGGGGCCGGTGGAGATGATGATGTTGACGTTCATCTTACCCTTGCCGGTCTTGCCGCCGCTGGCACGGGCCAGACGGCCTCCGGTGGGGCGGGTACCCTCATACTCACCGTCAGAGACGGCAGTGGCCTTGGGGGAGCCGCCACGGGCGTACTCACTGCCCTGGCGGCCCTTCAGCAGGGCGTGGATCATCTTGGCCTCACGTCCACCGATCTTCTGGCGGGAGCTGGTGATCATCTTATCGACCGCGACCTTGTTGTAGCGGGGGCCCTCGTCTGAAGGCATGCGGCTGGAGCGCATGGGTTCGCGCTGCGGCATGTCATCATCAAGCATGCCGCCGCCAGCCTTGTGGGGAGCGCCGCCGGACTTCAGGCCCTTCATCGACCGCTGGCTGTCATGCTTGTCGTCCATATCGGAGCGTTCCCACGCCTCCTTGGACATGCCGTGCTTCTTGGCGAGCTTGGAGTCTTCCCGCTCGTCGCGGGCGGAACCTTCGAACTTCGCCATGCCGCCGGACTTGAAGCCCTTTTTCACCTGCGACATGGCCATGCTGTGGGCGTCATCCGCGTCGTCGGTATGAGAGTCAGCCTTAGGCTGGTAGGTGCCGTCAGGCTTGAAAAACTTGGTGCGGTACTCGCCGTAGTCGCGGTCCTTATAAACCTTGGCGGTGTGACCCTCGGGGCCGGTGTGGGTCTTCACCAAGCGCAGGTTCGGCTTGTCGCCGTCTGGAGAGCCGCCACGGGCGAAGCCGCCGATGTGCTTCTTGCCCTCACGCTCTTCGTTCGCATCCTTGTCGTTGCGATTGATCATGCTGTTCGGGGTGGTGGCCTTGTTGCCAGTGCGCGGCTTGCGGTCGGCCCTGGCTGGGGCAGCCTCGCCATCCACCTTGCCGCCAGCCTTGAAGGCTCGCCTGGAAATGGGCCGCATGCCGGTCTTGACGCCTGCGTCGAGGACTTCCTCGGGGCCGTAATCAGAGGCGTCCACCTTGCCCTTGTTGGGCATCAGGAGGCGCTTGATTTTGTCCTTCATGGCGCTGCGGGCAGCTTTGGCGGCTTCTGACATGCTGTTCTCCATGGAAGATATAACCGGCGTCCCGGTGCAGTCCCCGACAGGATACCACGTTTTGTTAAAACCGCGATAGGGGCGCTACTTAGCGCCATTCCGCGCCCTGGCGGCGATCTGTAGGGCGCGGGTTACTGAATTGCTTGCGGAGTGAGGCATCATCCTGGCCACGGGCTTGCTGCGGGCGCTTTCAGGGTCTCCCATACCGCCGCTATGGGCAAGATGCCTCTGAGCGACAAAACTTTGCTCGGGAAATTCACGGTCGCCGTCATCTTCACCGCCAACAGCACCTCCTTGGGCAAACCTTTGGGTGACGCCAGGGGCTCTTGGCGGCTGGTACAGGTTCCCCTTCGCAGCTTCCTGATCATGCGGGGAGTCAATTTCAAATTCGCCGTTGTTGCGCTCGGCGTGCTGGATGTTTTCCGGCCCGATATGGTGGGTAAACGCGGACTTATGCTCGATATCACTTGTCGATGTGGTGGGGGTCGTTAGGAGTATTGCTCCCGCCTGCTTACCGTTTTTAGACATAAACCTGTCTTTCGGCAGGAAATCGTTGTCCTTAAACCGGCTGTCGGTGGGGATTAGGTGGGTAGTCCCCTTGTCGCTGTCCTTAACCGCGACAAGGCGCGGGTGAAGGATGTGCTGTTTTTGGTAATCATAGCGGTTGCCGTTGACGGTGGTGTGCCCGTAGTGGGCCTTGTCCGGCGTTGTGGGCTCTCCGTTGGCCCCAAAATGACCTTCCGGGCCCTCCGCTTTTTCGGTAGAAGCAAGCTCAGACTGCTTCCGCCCGGCGGTCCAGTATTTTGCGTGCGTGAATGCCTTTTGCATCGATGCATCCATGTCGGACCCGCGTTGGACATCGGTCACCATGTAGGAGTTCTTAGGTGGGGTGAGGTGGCCGTCATCGTTCGTGAAGTGCGTGCCCCCGGCATTCATGGCCGAGATAGTCGAGCGCACACGCTGTTTATCCCGGCTGATGTTTTCAGGAATTTCGTAGGTGCCATTTGCTGGCCAGGGCGCGCGTTTTACTTTGGGGCCAGAGTTGGAGTAGGTGACGAAGTAGCTGTTCTCAGGGTCGTGCATCTCAGCAGTTTTGCCGTATGAGTTGGCAACGATTTTCGGCAGCCCCTTGGCCTCACGCTGCGCGTTCAGGCCGCGAATGACGTGCCGTGAGGAACTGTCGGTTTCGTCCACGACGTTTGGCCGGAATAGGGTGACTTGATTGTTTTTGTCCGCCTTGTTGGAAACTGAGCGCAAAGCGCCAGTGTGCGCCAAAATCCAATCCTTCGTCATCGCCGGGTCATGCTTCGCCTGCTCATGGCAGGCGCGCTTGATAGCGGCCCCAGGATATTGGGCCTCTGCGTGAGGAGCGAAGCAGGAGCCGTGAATAGTATCCACGACACCTTTGATGTCTTTACCGCCGCCACACCCAACGGTCTGCCCAGCGCAGGTATTCAAGACATGGAACTTGGAGTCAGCGCCTACGCCAGACGTATACAGGGCATGCCCCGCCACTCCCTTTGATGCGTAGCCGATGTGGGAACGCCCCTGGTCGTCGTGCTCATGGCGGACGGTGTCCAGCTTCTCGCTTTCGTCCAGCGTGGTAGCGCCCGCGCTCAAATGCTTGGCCGCCCTGAGTTTTGCCAGCGCGGCTTCTTCGTCTGCCATTTGTTGAGCGATTGGCTTTCGGAAATGTTCCTCAAGCACTTTTTTGTGGATCGCGCTCGCCTGCATGCTATTGAGAGGAGCCCTATGCTCTGAGCCATAAACTGCGGCGCGGGCGCGGTTGATAATATCCAAGCCGGGTAGGTGGTTCCCTTGCGCGTTGATACCACCCTCCCACACATGGCGGGGCAAATTGATACCATGCACGCCGCCAGGGCCGTCGCCTGTGAACTGCAGCCGCTTGGGGTTGGAAGTCTCGTGGATGCCTGTGGGCTGGTCCCTTTTGCGGTTTTCCGCCATAAAAGCCATGGTTGTCGCTTTTTTAGCAGCGGCAACGGCCTTCTTGATAGCCTCTGGGCTATTGGGGTCCAGGGGCTCTTTATTCTTACCTCGAGACATCTTCGCCCTTTCCGGCTTTATGTTTTGCTGCTCATCCCCAACCTCCCCGCCCGCCGCATAGCCCGCAGGCCCATCGGTGTCGGGGTTGCCGATCATGGTGTTGTAGTCGTCAACGGAGCCGCCGTCAGCATACCCCTCGCTGCCCGTGACGACCTTCCCCTGGTGGAATGCGTCTTCGAAGTTACGCCCACGGACCTCGTCGCCCATTTGGGAAATCATTTTTTCGCGCATCTGGTTGATGCCCTGCGGCGTGAGGCTCTTGGCGCGGACGCCGTCATACCCGAACATGTGGACGGGCACTGGGTGGTCGCCCTGAAGCGCCAGGATAGAGCGCATGCGGTGGCGGCCATCGTGGGACCGGACCTTACCGTGTTTTTCTCCGCCAAAATCGACGTGCAGGAACGGTGGGGCGACTGGCTTACCCTCTGCGATTTCTTGCTGGAGGAAGTCGTCCGCGCCCTTGTGTGGCGTCTCAAGAGGCCTCGCCAACTCCAAGAACCTAGACGGGCGCATCATCGCCGTGAAGCCTTTGTAGTTGATGTTACCGTTATCCGGCGTGGCCCCGTGGCCCTTTACCGAGTCGAAGTTCACTAAACCCACCCGCGATTGGCCCTCCGTGTTGTGTGGCCCTGGGTGCAGTTCGGAAACCTCATCAACCTCACCGCCTCCAGCCTTGCGGATGTCGGCTTCTTGGGGGTCGAAATGACCGTTATTGCCTACGGCTGATTTGATTTGGTGGGGTTCGAAGGCCACCCAGGTCGGCGATTGGTTCTTGTGGTCGAGGCCCTCGGAAAAATAAATACCGTCGTGCCCGGCGGCGATCAGCTTGTCCCGCAACTCTGAAACGGAGCCACGGCCCTTTGGCTTTTGAACGTGGGGGTCACGCCCGGCGGCGCGATGCATTTCGTCGAGAAAATGATCAAAGCTGGCGGGAACCCACGGGTTTTTGATGCGGACGTGGGCTGGATAAATTGAAGTGCCGTACATTCCCGCGCCAGGGTGAGTGTCGTTATGGCTGCCGGGGGTCTCGGAGAACCAACTACCTATGGCGTCCATGCCCTCTGGGCGATTGAAAGTTTTGACGGCGGCGTGCCGGTCAAAATGATCTATGTCCCCAAGGGCGCGGGTGTTGCTACCAGCCGGGGCGTCGTGGTTGTAGGCCCCGTGATACAGCACATGAGGCGTAACGCTGCCCTCCATATGCTTCGCCAGATTGGCTTGGTAGTCAGGGTCGCCGTGGGGGATGTAGTTATCGACCTCACCGCCGTTGGCTTTGTGGATTTCATGCGGGATAAAAGCATTGGTTGCAGCCGCCAATTCGTTTTTCTTAGGGTCGCCTTTTCGGAAATCGCCCCCCATCTTGGCCCAGAACGGCTTGGCGCTTTTCTTGATGTCGTAGACCTGAAGGCCTTCTGGGTTTGAAGCCGCGAGCGCCTTAACGGCGCGGGTTCCGTACCCCATGCCGCGATACTTTTTGTCGAACTCAAGATTGATTATCCCCTCAATCCTTTTGGTCTCCGGGTGGAAATTAAGCTCAGCCTTCCCGACTGACACAGGCTTCCCGCTGGGGTGGGTGAGATCATAAACCGAATAGCCAAGGCGATGCGTTCCGTCGGTGCCGAATTTCCCCATCCTCGCGCCGCCAGCAAAGCCAATGTTGTTATTGACGAACTGGTGAAGACCAAAACCGGCTTCGCTGTATTCCAACGGCTCAGCCTTGTGCTGCATCTCAGCGGTGGCGGCTGGCGTGTCCTGCTCGATAGGCTCCCCCACCTCACCCCCCTCGGCCCGCCGCAAAATGGTCTCAGCCGGGTTCTCGAGGCCCAGGGAGCCGCCCGCAGGCATCTGGGCGGCGATGTGCGGGACTTGCTCAGGCGCGGTCTGCTGGGTGCCCAGGGCCGCCGCAGCCTCGTTGCCACCGGCATCCCTCGCCACCACGGCGACAGGCTTCTGGCCCTGCATAACGCGCTTGGCGACGTCGTTCTTGGAGTAAGGCCCCAACCCCAGCACTTCGTTCAAGCGCCTGCTCTTGACGGCCTGGGCGATCTCGCGCTCGCTGACCATGCCGGGGTTGTAGTGGATCACGCCGTCAGGCGTCTCCATGCGCTCCATGCCGGGCGCGACGACGGACTCCTTGTTGCCACCCTTGGGGAACAGCATCGCCTTGCGCTTACCGGCCAGCAAAGCCTGCCGCTGCAGGTGCAGGGTGCGGGCGCTTTCCGGCAGGGTCTTGCCGACATCCCCCCGCGCCAGCATCATGGCCTTGCGGACATCCTTGCCGCCGTCTGCGCGGTTCAGGGCGTTGGTGTCGCGCCCAAGGCCTGGGGCCCTGTCACCCAGTATACCGGGCGGGGTGAGGCCGGGCGGGGGCACCTTCAGGCCGGACAGGGTGGGGTCGATCTTGCGGGCCTGGGCCTGGGCCAGGAGGACCGCCTGTTGCACAGCCCGGACATCTGGCGTCATTCGCCGTCTCCCATGTCGCCCGTGAGGCTCTTAATCTCGGGCGCGAGGCTCTGGGCCTCGTCGGGGTGGGTCAGAAGCTCACGGGCCAGTTCCAGAAGCTGGATTTTCTCCCGGCTCTTGCGGTCGGCGTCCCGGCTCTGGTCCTGCATGACGACGTCGTTGTGCTTGACGTCGATTTCGCGGGCGCGGGTCTTGGCGTCCATAGCCTTGATCTGCAGGTCCATGGCCTTGGTGGGGTCTTCCGGCGTGGCAGCCCCAGCAAGACCGGCGTGGGCCTTGGCCTGAGCCTCCAGCATTTTGGCTTGGGAGTCCGTCGTCTTGGCGTCGGCCTCCTGCTTCTTGATCTGGATTTCGGCCATGGCCTTCTGGATTTCCGGGGGCATTTCCTTTTTGGCCCCGGCTGGGATCAGGAACTGCTGGGGATTGTTCCAGCCAATCGTCTGCAGGGCGGCGGTATCAACAGCCACCGGGTCGTACATGCTGGGGTTCGCCGCCTGAAGCTGCTTCAAGGCCATGATCTTCATCACGCGCTGGCCGTGGGAGGCGGTGTTCGGGTCAGCCTGGGGCACCAGATCGCAGCTATCCAGGGCCTTGTAGAACATGGCCTCGTCCCACTGCAGGGCGGGCTTGTTGTTGCGCTGCCAGAAGCTCTCGGGGTTCTCCCGGAAGCACTCCACCAGCAGCTTGAACTCGGCGGCCTGGGAGGCGTGGACGCGCTTGTGGACGGCATCCAAGACCTTCGTGGCCTGCTCGATCATGGCCAGCGTGGTGCCGACCGGAGCATCAGCCCGGCCCTCGCCGACTTGCTGCTCGGACGTGCCGCCGATACGCATGCCGGTGGACGAGATGTCGTTCACCAGCGACATCAGGGCCTGGGACGGCGGCTGGTAGGGCAGCGGCATGATGGCTTGGCTGATGGGCAGGCCGCCCGTTTTCACCATGGCCCCGCCGCCCGGCGGCACGCGGAAGATGTTGGTATTCTGCCGCCCGCCGGTGTCGGCGATCAGGAAGCCGGGGAAGTTGGAGTACATGCCCGCGTCCAGCAACTCGCGCCAAGCCGCCGTGATGGCGTTGGTGGTGTTGCCCAGGATGTGCAGGAGGCCGATGTCGTAGAACCCCATGCCGGGCACGAACGTGTACTTGACGAAGTTCTGCCGGGCGACCGGCAACTCAGCGGTGTCCTCGTTGTAGTTCCGCACGATGGACAGGATTTCACGGGACGACACGTCGATGGTGACGCGGTAGGGTATCTCAAGGCCGCTGACGCGCCGCTTGTGCTTATGCTCAAAGCCCTTGATGTCGAGTTCGCAGTAGCACTCGTAAATTTCGCGGTCGCGGTCCTCGGGGTTCGTGTCGGACGCCGACAGGCCCTGCTGCTCCTTCTTCTCCCGCTGCAGGCTATCGAGCTTGGGGGCGTTGGGCGTGGTCAGGTCGAGGTCTCGGTAGACGCCCAAAATCTGCAGCCGCTTCACGGTCGAGGGCCGCATGTAGACGCGGTGAGTGATGCGCTTGGCGTTGGACAGGTCGGACGCGGAATTGTTGACGATCAGGTCGTCGGCATCGACGGTCTCGGACACTGGCCGGTTCCGCAGGGGGCAGAAGTACACCTTCTTGAAGGCGGTGCCGCCAAAGCCCAGCATCAGCAGCATGCGGTCAGTGTCGGGATAATACTCGGTGGCCGTGGACGTCAGGTAGTGGTTCAGGTCTCGCTCAAGCGCACCGGCCAACTGGTCAGACTCGAAAGTGGCCTCGTTGTCGTCGTTGCGGACCTTCACCGGGCCATCAGTCGGCAGCAGTTCAGACCGGGCGTTGGCCTGGAAGCGCAGCACAGCCTCCAACAGCAGCGGGTGGCGGACCTTGCTCATGCCCTCCACGGGGGCCCCGTCAGCGCCACCCTGCAGGCTGGGCACCTCAACCTTCAGGCCCAGCAGCTTGACGCCCGTAGTGCGGTCCTCGACCCACTCCTTGCGGGAAGTCATGTCCCGCTCGATGCCGTTGATCAGGTCGCCGGAGATGCGGCTCAGTTCGTCCTTGTCGATCTTCTCAACGAGGTTGTCGAACCACTCGGACGCCTCTTCCTCGGCGGTGGAACCAAGCGGGCTGCCATCCAGGGACACCGTGACAGAGCCGTCGCCGTGCTCAATCTTGAGAATGTTGCCCTTTTCGTCGAGGTCGGGGACATCTTCGCCCTCATCGGCGGCTTCGACGACAATGTCGGCGTCTTCATGGTCGTTTGACGCCCCTGGGTCGGGCAGGCGAATGTTCGGCACTAGCCCCGGCGTCATAGCCATGCGGTATTTCCCTATTCGGCCTCGCGGAGGCACTCCATCTCTTCAACAAAGAGACGAATGCCCTCATGGGCAGCTAAATTATCAGTTTTCAACTCTAAAATATAGACCCGCCTGTGGGCGAAGGGCGGCTCGCCCCACACTTCAACCTCCCACAGGGGCACGGAGCCGCTTCTGATCTTTTCGACCATGGCTGACGCCAGAATGCGGCCACCGGCATCATCTTCCATGGCTATTTCGCGGCCTTTTTGGTGGGTTTATAGTCCGGCTTGACTGCTTTTGACTCCAAAGCCTTCAGTTGACCCTCTAGGTAGTCAACCTGCGCCCGGTGGATCACCAGAGACTCTTTGGCGCGTTGCACCTTATCGACGGCTTCATATAGGGACGAGCGAAGACGCTTAATTTCGCCCCAAGGATTAAAAATACTCAGCAAAAACATACAGATAGCTCCATCATACAGGGTAGAGGGGCTCCATGCCCCGGCCAGGGTATACACGCATTGCGTCCAGTTCGGCCCGGTGCTCAGTGGCGCGGACCAAGAGACCCAACTCACGCAAGTGTCTAAGAGACATACTCACCGTGTCAACCAAGTCGTCGTGCTTACCCTTCGGAAACTGGCCAACCTGCGTCATCAGCAGGTCAGCCCAGGGCCTGTCGGGCGCATAAATCATGCCCTCAGCAAACAAGTGCTGCACGGAATAGAGGCGGGACAGCTTATCCTGCGACTTGGGGTCGTAAAGCTGCACCATGAAGTTCTCATTGCCGTAAAGACGCCGCAATTCCTGGGAGACAGAGATACCGGCGGCCTTGTTTTCGATAATCAGCTTGTCGATCTTCAGCGCCTTGGCCGTCTTGGCGACCTTCTCCACCAACTCGTGCAACTCAAGCCGCACCTGCCAGGAATGCATCAGCATCACCTTGGGCGCGGGCTCAGAAAACTGCCGCTCGTCATAAATCGGCCTGCCGTTGGCGTCCAAGACGCGGCTGGCGACAGCCTTGGTGTCGGACGTAAATACCCCCCAAACACTTAAGGCGCTGTAATCGTTGGCAGTTTTGGTAGTGTAGGCCGTGTCGAGGGACGCGATAATGAAGTCCATCGGCGGGAAGGACTGCTCCTCCCACAACTGCCACCAGTCGCGCTTAATGACGCCGCCGCCCGCAGGCTCGGGCCTCTGCTGCAACTGACCGGCAGACGCAAAGGGGCCGAGGGTACGCTCGAGCCGCTTGACCTCCTCCTCGCCAAAGCGGTCGGGCCACAGCAACTCACCCTCCTCCTTGCGGGGGTCGGTCCAGCCAATGGACGACGAGAACGACCGGTTGGCCTCGTAGCGCATTGGCAGGCACAGGTGGGTCCACTCGCCAATGTCCTTGGACAGGACGTGGCCGGTCAGGTCGTTCTCGGCCAGCCTTTGCTGGATTATGACATAAGCCCCCGTCTTCGGGTCGTTAAGCCGGGTGCTCATGGTGGAGTCCCACCAGTCTATCGTCGTCTCGATGATGGCGTCGGAGAAGGCTTCACCGGCGGCGTTAGGGTCATCGATCACGATGATGCTGCCACCTTCGCCCGTCACCGCCGCGCCGATAGACGTAATAAGCCGCTCGCCGCCCTGCTCGTTGGAAAAGCGGGATTTCGTATTCTGGTCGCTGTTCAGGCTAAACCTGTCGCCCCACATCTTCTGGTACCAGGGCGACTCGATCAGGCGGCGGCACTTAACCGAGTCCCGCAGCGACAACTGGTTGGCGTAGGATGCATGCAGGAACTGAACACCGGGGCCAGAAGTGGGTGACCGGCCTGTCTGCGCCCACGTCCAGGCGGGCAGGGCCACGGATGTAATCGACGACTTGCCCATTCTGGGTGGAATGTTAATTATCAGCCTCTTGATGTCCCCATCGACCACCGCCTGCAGGTGCTCGGCCACAGCCTCAATCGGCCAGCCGTCCCGCCAGGGCGACGAGTCCATGTACTTCCAGGCCTGCCTCAAGAACAGATACAGGCTGTCCTCGCAGTCAGCCCGGTCCAACTCCAGCAGCATCTTCTCCGGGTCAACCTTAACGCCGCCTAGGTCGATCATGCTGGCTAGTCTTCCCCCACAACCCGGCTGCTGCCCTCAATAACCTGGGCGCGCTCACTGACCGCCAGTTCCAATATCTCCCGGAGCGCCTGACGCTGCTCATGCGACAGCGCCCGAGAATCAATCGGCGAGGTCTCGATCTGCAGCGCACCGCCGTCAAGGCCGGTGACCTCAGTCCGCACAACATCCCGCCAGCCCGCCTGGGCCTTCAGCCAGAAGATAGCCGCCGTCACCGTGCCCTTGTGGTCCGGGTCCGTGGCGATGTTAAACAGGTTGTTGGCAATGGCCGTGGACATGTGATGCTTGCCGGTCTCAACCTCGGACCTGTAGTGCTTGCGGATCGTGTCGTCCGTCACACCAAGAAGCATCCCGATCTGCGGCTGCGTCATCCCCATAGTCATGCACAGGCTGACCTGCCGCCTCGTCTCCGCCGTGGGGACGTGCGTCGTCATCGCGCCGCCGGTCTTCACCTTCTTGGCAGGCTTGCTGTCCGCATCCCCCATCACCGCGCCCTCGGCAAAAGCGCCATGGCCAGCACGCTTATCGCAATGCAGGTCAGGCTTACGACAAGCGCAAACATGGGTCACCTCCGGGGGTCATGCGTTGATTATAGGCGCGGGCGGGCCCGGTGCCTAGTGGGCGGTTTTTTGTTTGCCCATACCCCCCCCGTCTGTTTTTAGCGGAGGGGGTACCCCCTTTCGCGGGGTGGGGGGTGCTTTTTTGGTATTTTGGCGGTTTTGTTGTGTGTGGCGGGTCTGCGCGCGGTAACCCTATATGGTACCAAAGCTATAGCAAAAGGGGTGGTACGGGGGGCCCTTTCTTCCAGCCTGAGCCCGCGCCCGCCTACGGCGGGCGGCCCAGGCCCGGCGGCCCGCGCCCGGCGGCTGTAACGTTACAGCTGGCGGGTATAACGTTACACCGGCCCGCTGTAACGTTACACTTCGGTGGGCGGCGGGAGAATGTTTGCCCTCCCGATTGCTTGACCCCGAACGATCAGCGGGGCTGATGGTCGTGGTGCCTGACGGTGTTGGCGGCCAACGGTTGGCGTGGCCAACTGCTGGCCGCGCTGACGGTCGGCGGGCGCAGCGACCGGCGGGCTGTCGGCCCGGCGGCGGTCGGGGTGCAAATAAATGTGCTGCCCCCCATTGACACAGGTCGGAACGACACCTTACAAGGATGGCTCTACCGCATACCTACCGCCCGCCCGCCGGGCCTGACCCAGGAGACCACGACCATGAATACCGCTGACATCGCCGCCCGCCTCGCCGCCTACATCAACCGCCACAACGCAGGCTCCTACGCCCGCCTGCCCGCCGCCGGGCGCGACTGGCTCGTGGCCCACATCCTGGCCGAGGCCGGGGTTGGCCAGGGCGAGCACCGCTTCGTGCACAACGCGCTGAAGGGAGCCTGAGCCGTGATCACCGTCAGCTACTCAGCCATCGATGGCTTCCGCCAGAGCCGCAGGCATAAGAACCTCACCGCCGCCCGCGCCTTCGCCGTCGCCATGGTCGGCGCGCACCCCGAGACCTACGGCAGCAGCTACGCAGTCAGCGACGACGGCGTCGGCACTGTCCGCGTCACCGGCTGCACCCTGGCCGAGCTGTTCGCCCGGCCTGCGGTCGAGGCCTACACCTGCCCCGCCGCCTGCGTCTTCGGTGGCCCCGCCTACATGGTCGCGACCGAGGACGGCCCCACAGCCCGCTGCGACTGGTTCGTGGGCGTCACGAAGGGCGGGCAGGACTACGTCCTGAACCACACATTCGGCTCGCGCCACGAAGCCCAGGCCCTGGCCAACAAGGTCAACGAGCGCGGCACCATCAATCTCGCCCATTGGACCAAGGCCGTGCCCTACGACCGCGAGGCCGAGGCCGCCGCCGACTGGCAGGACGAGCAAGACGACCGCCGCTCGTGGGGGGCCTGAGCCATGACCCCCACACCCTGGCTGGCGCCCTACACCTGACCGCTGTCGCACCGACACCATCAAGCCCGTCAGCCCAAACGCTGGCGGGCTTTTTGACGCCCGTCAGGTGGCAGGCCGGTGGCAGGCGTGCAGCCCTGCATTTACATGCAGCTTTGCATGTATATTTATTGACCCCGACGCGGCCCAACACCTTGACACCCGTCGGAACGACCTGTAATGGTGCATGGCACCACCCGCTGGACCACCAGCCCATACCTACAGGAGCTACCTATGACCACCATCACCATCACCAAGACCGCTTCCGCCAAGACCGCCCGCGCCCAGGTCGGCCCCCTCTACCGCACCAGCCGGGGTAACTACACGTTCCGCACTTACGATGCCGACAGGGACGCATGGCGGGAGGGAGGCTCCCAGCCCTACGCCGCCGCCCGCCAGTCCCGCGCCGACGCAATCGCCCTGCGGGTGCTGGTCGCCCAGGGCGTGTCCTACGACGACGCCTACCTCACCGTCTACGCCTAGCCCCAGGCAAGCCCCAGGACGCCTCCACAAGCCCGCAGCGCCCTCCGGTGGCCTGCGGGCTTCCTTTTGCCCTCCCGCGCCATCCTGAGCGGTTTACGGGGCATCCTAATCCCCACCCGCGCCCCACACCGTCAGCCGAACGGGATTTCGTCGTCCAGCGCCCCCGAACTGTCAGCCAGACCGGCCAGGGGGTCTGCGATCTCCCGCCGGACCACTGTGACCCGCGCGCCGGGGAACGTCTCCTTGATCTGGTTCGCTTCCCGCTGGGATGCCACGAACAGGGCCACCTCGGCCATGGACCAAACCACCATCTGCCGACCGGCCTGGGTGCGGGCCACGGCGTGAGCCTCCGCGCCGGTGCGGGTGATGGCCAGGACCGTACCATCCGGTAGGGGAGCCTCCCAGACGTCCGGCGACAGCGGCAGGGCCCCTGCAGCCTCCGCAGCCCGATCCAGGGCCCGCCACGCCGAGACCATCCGGCCCGACTGCACCCGGACGTCCTCCAGGTCGCCATGGAATATCGCGTTATTCACGAGGTACCGCTGCCGGTCGAACCTTGCCCTCAGGTCGTCGTCCACCAGCAGCCTCAGCCGATCAGCACCCCACTTCGTTTCCATCTCGACAGCGACCACGTCCATCCCATCGATGGCCGCCGAGCCGGTAATGTACATCCCGTGGCTGGTCGCCCAGGGGCCAATCCCCACGCCCAAAGACTTGGGCTCCTCCCGCTTGAACTTCGACGACTGCGCTCGTGCCATAGATAATTTCTCCTAGCTATCTGATCACCACCGGCTTGATTGCCGGTGATCTGGCCTTCCCGACTAGGGGGGCTCGAAAAGCCCTCCGTAGGAGGGGGGTTATGCTCCGCATGCTCCGCATAATGATTTCAATGGCTTACCTATGCTTGCTCCGCTTGCTCCGCACATGCTCCGCAGATGCTCCGCACAATGATTTCAATGGGTTAAGCATACGCGCTCCGCAAATGGGGTCTTGCTCCGCACATGCTCCGCAGATGCTCCGCAGGGTTTTTGTGGGTGTTTGGCTGATAGTTTTTCTACGGTTTTTGGGGGTTGGTGGCCGCGTCTAGCTTCTGCCTCAGGGCCTCATTCTTACTGGCCTCTCGGTCGATGGACCGCTCAATTCCGTTGGTGAAGTCGCTGTCGTCGCCCAGGGCCTGCCACGGTGTCGGCTGGTTGATGTGGCAGTAGCCCCTGTCGCTCTCGTCGGGGAACACCCAGGCCATGCAATCTGATCCCTTGCAGGAGCGCGGGACTGTCGCGCTGCTCAGGGTGGGGCAGATCATGCTGCGGGCCTCTTCTTCGGTCTGGCTCATAGGTGGTCTCCTTGATGGTGCACGACGTAGGTGTCGCGCTTGATGACGTCGCCGACTGTAGAGTTCACGATGCAGGGGCGCACGGCGACTGGGCGCCCTCTCCACTGGCGGATGTGCCCCCGGCGTAGGTGCGGCCTGGGTGAGGCGTGCGTGCCGCTGGAGGCCATGCGTGAGGCCTCCTCACGGGCTTCTAGGTACTGCTTGACCCCAACGTAGGTGATCGGCCTGCCGGTGGTGTTGCCCTTGGCCAGGAGGGCTGCGTGCTGCTCCCTGGTGGGGCCCCTGCGCTTTAGCTCGATGCCCTTGGTGTTGAGGATCGACCAGAGGCCGAAGAAGAACACAGGGTCGGTGGTTTCGGGTTCGGAGTTTGGGGTCCAAACGACAACAATTTTTCCGTTTGCGCTGTCTCCATTTTGCCGTTGTATGACAAAAAAAGAGGTAACCGCCGCGCCCAGCATGGTGTCCATGATAACCGCGACGAAAATATAACCCTCTTCAAGGATTACGTTTGGGGGGAAAAACGTCTTGGATACCAGCCGCAGCAACGGGGTCATAACCGCCGAGTCGGTTGTCGCCACGATTGTTTTTCGGTCAAAATCAGCAGGAGTCGGCATGTTCCTTCCAGAAAGATCAGCCGTCTCTTTTGGCATGTGAGGATCGCCGGGAATTGTGGCGGTAAAGACGAAATTCTCAAACGGAGGGACGAAAAATCCCGCCCTGTAAAAAGCCAAACCGACGTGATGCTCCTGCTCGACTTTGTCGTATTGTATTTCGGAAAAATTAAACGTCTCCGCCTTGGGGAGGACTAAATTTACAAATGCCTCGCAAATAATATTCGCGCCCATGTAATCCAAAGCCTCCTCCCGCCTGTCGGAGAGGACACCCGTGTCGATATTTTGTTGCCACGTCTCGACTGCGCGCCGCAGCTTCTTCTCAATCTGGCTCATAGGTCGCATCTCCTTTAGGTCTACCGGGATTCCGGTTGACCTCTGACTAGGTAAAGTATGGTTATTCAGGCAGGCCGATCTGTTGGACCATCCATTTGGGGGTGATCAGGCCGTCGCGATAGGCCAGCATCAGTAGGGACACCGACGCCGGTATGGCGTAGTCGCCAGCCTCCCACCGGACGACCTGCCGGGGCTCGACACTGAACATCCAGGCGACGTCCTTCTGGCGCAGGCCCAGGGTTGCCCGCAGATCGCGGAAGGCCTGCGGGGTCATTGCATCGCCGATCATGCGATGGCCACGAACAGCAGGCAGGTCACCACCACAAAGGCGGTGACGGCGACGAACTCCAGGGCGACACGGCCCAGGTTGGCCCGGCGGCGGGTGGGGCCAGGGTGACGGTGCTCGAACACCTCGCAGCCGAACAGGGGCATGTGGCGGTCGGAGCCTGGGCCA